TTAACCAATCACATGCAGCTTTCAAGTCTTGAGTAGTAGCCTGACCACTACGGACTCTATTTAAAAAGTCTTCAGTGACCAGGTTATGTAACTCATTAAACTTATCTTCAGTAGCCTTCTTAGGAAGTACTCTGACTTGTTCCATTATACTTTATGTCCGTATTGCCTACGAAGAGATTCCAATTCATACGGGTAGGGTGTTTTTCTTCCAGATTTATGGAAGTTAATTACATTTTTCTTATCTTCTATTGTGTAATTAGCAATGTGGGCATTTACACCATCTCTTTCTGTATTACCAGAGTTGATGTTTATTTTCTTTGCCCCTTTAGAGGCTCCTGATTTAGCCATTATGAAAATAGTTTAGTTTTTACAATTGCGAGTGCCTGATCATCAAGTTTATTATCAGTTCGTTTTACATAAGCTTCTAGTAAGTCTATTACTAATTTCTTAACTGAATCTGATTTAATAAAAGTGAAAAGGATGGGCTTGATAATTAATAGCATTGTTTTTTTAGGGGGTTAACGTCTGTCTAGGGTGCCACGAGTGGCTTTTGTGGAGAACTTACCTGGAACTTTGACATCGGGTTCAGTAGTTCCTGTGGATTTATTTTCTTGTACGTCTTCGGACACTTCTGCCTTTTCTTCTGCCATGGGAATCTAAATTCATCTATAGGTGTGCATTGCTTGTTTTGTTCTTCTTTTACAAGTTCAGTAAATCCTACTATAGGAACTACATCACTACACATGTGATATACACGAGAACCAGGTACTAGCATAAAACCTTTTTGTTGTATTTCTGTACACTTTAATGCCCTGACTAATTCATAGTCAAGTTCCATTTTGGCTAGGTGTCTTCTACCAAGTGCTTTACATGTTTCAACAATAGAACCATCTAGGGGAACCATGAAATTAATCTGGAATCCCCAGTTCTCAGCTACAGTATAGCTTTGTTGGTCCATATTGTCATCAAATGGAGTGGTATGATTGCCCATATAGAATGGGCTAAATGTCATTGTTGAACCGTTACAAGATATGTTTGGCCCGAGGATTTGACGGCTCGGAGCCCCATTGTTTTGGAATTGTACGGCTTGATTTGTAACATTTCCTGTAGCCGCTGCCACAGGATTTGAAGTATTGTTGGTTTCTCCTTCACCAGCATATACGGGTACTCCTATTGTGAGAAGACAGAGAGCGAGGTAGTAGTAGCAGTAGTTTCTATAGTTCTTTCGATTTCTGTTACCTCTAGAACTTGACTGGCTGCTCTTGTTACTATTTCTAGTGAGAAGTCGCTTCCTGCTGTTGTCATGTTGAATACCGAATCTGAATCGGCTATACCTCCCGAAGAGGTTGAGGTATGGGTTATATTGTCCCCAGACCATTTGTTTAATGCGGAGCCATAAGTAGTGGTCGTTATTTCCTCCGTTATTTCTTGAGTTGTCGTGGTGGTTGAGTTCATGCTTCCCTGGGTGAATTGTGGGGTCACTAACTCCGCTCTTGCTACCGAGGGGGAGAACAGTAGGAAGAGTAGTAGCCATTTCTTCATTCTTCCTTTTTCTTTACCATAGGACAATTAACGGGTGATACATTACTTTTATCTTTAGAATTACCAGTAGCCAAGCCAAAAGTGGCAAGTGCACCAGTAAAGACGCTAGCCACGAACGTGATATCTGAGTTACCAGATTTCTTAACCATAGGTAATTCTACATAATTTAAAGTTATTATGAACCCAGACCAGACAACTACACCAAGTCTAACGAACGTACCAAGAATTTGAATTTGTTGTTCTTGATCCTCTATTCCGTCTTTGAGTTTTTTGAGGAGTCCTTTTTTTTCTTCCGGTTTTCCTTCCATTTATTAACTTTAGTTTGTAATTGCTTTTGAACTTTCTTTTTAATAGGTTCAAATAGGGTTTGAGTAACTGAGGTGGCTCCTACAGCTACTACAGCCGTTGTTACAGCTGTTACCACTACCGCAGGTTCTGGTAGTGGCATCTGTATATCTATTATAGGTATTTCTAACTTCGGTGGAGGTGGTGCCTCTGTAGTCTCCTTCTCCTCTGCCTTAGTGCCTTTAGGACGCTCCAAATCAGTAGGTGGGATGACTATAGGCCGAAAGGCTGGAACGTCTGCTGTAGGCTGTCTCAGGTACATCTGAGGGATGTCCAGAGCCTTGGGTAGGTTAGGGGTTGGGAGATTGATAGACATTATAGGCCATATTCTCCTTTAGCCCAGTCTTTATATCTATCTCTTTCGGTGTCACCTAGTGATGTACCTTTCCAGTAAGCGATATCAGCTATTTTTCCTCTAAAGCTATGGTTGCTATATGCACCAATGCCAAAGAATGACAAACCAACACAACTGTTTGAACCAGGTCCATTGCTAGGCCAGCCAGAAGCAGTACCTAATGTTGTCCAACTAGTAGCACCGTCATTAAACCAATAAGCTCCACCATTTCCAGATGAATCCATTTTTATAAAATATATTCCTGTACAAGGAACACCACCTGGGACATTACCAATATTATTGTCTTCCCATAGTTCACCGCCTTGATGCCAAATGTGGTCTCCACCTGGCTCGAATGACCAGTGATTTCCACTAGTAGCCCAGCTATCCATATGAGTAAATAAGGCGTCACCTTTACCAAATGAATGGTTGTTATTAGTCTTCTTGCAAACGATTAATGCACTAAAGGCTTCATTCCTAGCATTCCACATTGAACCATTACTTAGAGCCTGACTTGTACCTAAACAAGCATCCGTCGCTCCTGAAATACCTCCACTAATTGATTTTTTATTATTGAAATCAGAATCAGTGGCAGTATATACAAGTTCATCTTCTTCGTAACGAGTTAAGTTTTGACTACCTTTCTCTGCTGTCCAGCCATCATTTCCAGTAAGACCAGCTTGAGTCCACCAATGAGTAGCTGTATTACTTGCATTCCATGGTTCAGTAACATCAAAAGTAGCCCAGCCAGTTCCGTTATAGATGTATTTTTTATTTTCAGTTTTATGCCAATACTCAGAGCCTTCTGTAGGTGAAGGACTAGTAGGTGCTGCTGTTTTTACTCCATAGTTAATCTTAACATCTGAAGTTCCTAAATGAATAGGAGCCATTACTGTACCTCCGTAATCTTAAATTTGTACTTTTTACCAGTTCTATTATTTATCAAGAATAAGTCGTCTGCTCCTTCTTGTAATGTATAAGAACCCCAAGTACCGTCTACATCATTAGTAGCACCTTCGTTAGATAATTGCATGTCACCTACATATACGTTAGCCCATCTTTTAGTAGATGAACCTAAGTCTCTTGTATTATCTCCATCAGGAAGAACATTAGAAGCAACTGTAGTTAAATCAACTGCAGTAGGATTAGTATTAGTAAATGTAATTTTATCACTAGATCTAGCAATAGTTAATCCACTACCAGCTTCTAAAACAACATCATCTGTACCTGATCCACTACCACCTGCTGTAAGACGAATCTTTTCTTCATCAGTATTATCTCCATCTACACAGGAGATTGAATAAGTAGTATCGGCTTGAGTAACAGCTGCAAAGACTGGTTGACTAGCATTCCCTTGAGATTTTAGAAAATGACCAGATGTTCCTGCAGCAATTTTTACTGGATTCCCACTTGCATCAAAACTGATAAGTTCTCCATCTGATCCTGCTTTAATTTCACTTATATCAATAGCATCATTAGCTACTTTGTCTTGGGTAACAGCATCATCAGCTATTGCATTTGTTTTTATTTGTGTTAATGCCATTAGTAGTTCACTCCGATTCCGTGTAACTGAGCTTCTTTAGAACCGTCCGCTTGGTTTGCAAATTCAGCTTTCCACCTAATATCTGTACCAGCAGTACAGGTTGTTTCACCTAAATGTACGGTTTTTATACCTGTACTAAAATCAGCACCAGCAGTATAACTAGCAGCTTCTGTCCAGTTTGTACCGCCATTACAGGTAAAGTAGATCTTCAAATCTGTTCCTAAAGTATTTGTACCATCTTCATTTTTATAAAGCATTACACCTGAGACTTTAGTTCTAGAAGATGTTGCTGTTATAGCTGAACCTTGTACACTTCCAGTAGCATGAGTTGCTGCTGTGCCTCTATTAGCTACTTCAATCTTAATGTATCTATTAGTATCTCCACCTACTTCAGAGAAACCTAGAACCATCTTATCAGCACGAGTTACAGCAGATCCAATATCTTCTACATAGTTTGTAGATGATCTGACTGCTGCAATGCTCGTAGCATTGACAGTTATATCACTTGTACTTCTTCCGTAGTATTGGATTTTAAAACTATTACTTACTCTGCTAAATCTATATAAGTTTCGATAATCACCAGATCCATCATTAGCTACTGGAGCATGATATTGAGCATAGTAATCACCAGGGTGACCATCAAAAGTATCAGAAGCAGTATGAAAATAAGCGTTATTTTTATAATCTAACTGACTTAATGCAGTTATACCAGATCCATGTAGATAACCTATAGCTTGATATGTACCTCTCATTGCAATGATGACTTCAAAGTCTTCGGCTGCTGGAAAGATCTGTTTAATGTTAAAGGATTCGTAGTTTTCAAAGTTACCAGTCATCTGACCATAATCTCTAGTCACTCCATCATAACCAGTGTAAGAAGTTGCGCCTGCTTGATCTGCGTCACCAAGCATATTATTACCACCAGCAATACCTCCAGTAACATCAGTTTGTCCAACGTTTACTGTATGTATAAATTCATTATTATTTCTTCCAGCATTTGAGAGAGTTATCTTAGTAGAATCTTCAAACTGTTCTATATAAGTATCAGAAAGACTATGAGCGGATTTATTATTATCTATAGCTGTATGAAGAGCTAACATATTTAGATCTCTTCTCAGCTTTGTATCATCATAGATAGTATCATTATCTCCAGAAACTGTTCCATTAAAGGTGACATTACCAGAGCTATCTAATGTTATTGCATCAGATGACGCACCTGAATGCCTGTATGTGTTAGCTATTACTTTTGACATTAATCTGCTGCCTCCGGTGTGTTACCTGCTGCTACCCATTCTAAGTATTCTTGATAAGAAGGATTTTGAGGATCTTTCATAATATGAATTTGTGGATCACTATCTACCACGATGATATCTGGGCCTTCTTTACTCGAATCCCAAATGTCTTTTGTTAGTTTATATTTAATGGTCATAGTTCTGAATCTGCCTCCAATACAGTGTTTGCTCCGACATAGCCATGATTTCCACTACTCCAGCTAAACCTAGCACCATCTGGGCCAGCGCCAACTGAAGCATTAGTTCCAAAAGCTGCTGCATCCCATCCAGAATGTGCAATGTTTCCAGCAGCTCGTTTTGTTACTTGAAATGGCCAATGAATATAACCTACACTATTAGCAGTATATACAGTAAACATAATCTCGCAGCCTGGTTGCCTCTTTTCATAATATCTTTTACACCTAACTAATTCATCACCATACGATCTAAATTCAAATGAGGTGGCTGTAGCACCTATTTCTAATTGAAGTCCTGTAATATAAATAT